AGGAAAGCACAATCCAATACAAACGGCCTCACATTGAGTTCGGCGCCAAAATCATATTGACCGTGGCGTCCTGGGATAGTCAATGTGCGATCGACCGTCCCAGGAAGTCCAGGCCGCCGGGAAGTGCCGCGGACGATAAAGCCGAAATCCACGTTAGAACGATCATCCAGCCAAATCATTTCATAGTTCATGCCCGCGCACCCCCCATTCCCCTTTGCGCTTGTTGTCCCAAATTCCAGATTTCTCGTGCCAACTGTCGAATATCATCATCTTTGCGGACAACAATGGTCGCTCCGTTGAAAAGCCCTTCCATGTTGATGATGCTGGAACCTGAGCCGGTTGCGGATACCCCAACCTCAATTGCCGGTGCACTCATACCAGTCAATATCCCGGAGGCTGCAGCGGCCATTTCAGATGCCTGACGCTTTACATCCGCAATTGTCCGCTGAATACCGAGCGCAAACCCTTCGCCGGTGTACTCCCCAAGTTGCATGAGTACACGAGAAGGTGAACGGATGCCAAGAAAATCCCTCAGCCCGCCGGTCACTTTGTCAGCTACACTTTTCACGGCGTCGCCAACCGACCCGATCATGTTCTTTATGCCGTTCACGAGGCCCTGAATCATATCTTTGCCGATTTGCAGCATTTCTGAAGGCAAACTACGCAGCCAATCCAGCGCCGCCGTCATTCCTGTCACGATGGCGTCTTTGACATTTTTCACCGTAGTGGCCACGGCATCACGCATTCGGTTGAACATGTCTGAGCCGATCGAATACAGTTGCCCAGGTAATTCGCGGAACCAGTTCAACAGTCCGTTCCAAGTGTCTTTGATCCATGTCATTGTAGCAGTGACAATCGTTGAAATTGCCGATTTAATCCCATTCCATGCTGTTTCCGCTGCCGACTTGATACCGCTCCACGCTGCACTCAGCGCTTTCGATATCAAATCGAGCGCCCCGGAAAATACCTGTTTAATGCCATCCCAAATTTTGCTGAATGCCTCTTTCAAGTTGTTCCAAATGGCTTCGGCGTCTTTTCTCAGGTTTTCAAAATCACCCGTCACCAGGTCGATGATGAGCAGGAGTGCACCAGCGAATATATTTTTGATCGCTTCCCAGATGCCACTGAAAAATGTTTTATATCCTTCGAGGATAGGCTGAAGCACGTTTAAGATCGTCGTAAATGCCGACTTCGCCGCCGAAGTGATTCCGTTCCACGTTTTCGTAAGGAAAGAAACAATTCCGTTCCACACGTTCGTGAGGAATGTTGCTATACCTTCAAACGCGGACGATGCTGCGCTTTTGATCGATTCCCATGCGGAGGAAAGGCCAGACTTAATGCTTTCCCACGCCGTCGATGTGGCGGACGAAACGCTTTCCCACAGTCCAACAAAAAACTCTTTGATCGGCTCCCAATTTTTGATGACCAGGAACGCGGCTGCGGCAAGTGCTGCAATCGCGGCTATGATCAAACCAACTGGACCGGTTAGTACGGTGAAAGCAGCTCCTACTGCCGACAAGACAGGACCGAGCATTGCAAATCCCGCAGCAATCTGCGGCAAAAAGCCTATGAGTAAAAGTAATGGACCGGTAATCAGGCCGATTGCGGCCACAAGTGCACCAATAACAGCGATGGCTGACTGTACGCCAGGCGGCAGGCTGTTAAAACCATCCACCACAGACTGAATTACACCAGTCAGCGCGCGCAACGCCGGAATCAGCGCTGAACCAATCGAAATTTGCGCCGTCTCAAGCGAGCCGCTAAGCTCCTCAATAGCGCCTTTGAACGTGTCCATCTTCTGCGCGGCCACGTCGGCGGCTTTGATTTTACTCATTGCCGCGGCCATCGCATTGACGCCTGCTGCTCCCTCTTTGAAAAGGATATTCGCAGCGCGAATTGCGTCGGAGCCAAACATCGTAGCCAGCGCCACTTGACGCTGTTCAGCAGTGAGTCCAGACAAAGCATTTTGCAATATATCAGCGATTTCAGCGAGCGATTTCAGGTTACCATTCGCATCATAAAACGCCGAGCTCATTGCACCAGCGTTGAACGCGATCTCGTAAAACGCCTTGTTCGCGGCCTCGGAGCCGACTTTCGCGCCGGCCACCTCGGCCGAAAAGGTCATCAAAGCGTCTACAATATCCTTGACCTCAGTTGACGCCGGCTTGATGCCGTTTTCTGTCAAAAATTGCAAGGCCTTCTGGGCGTCAAAACCATAAAGCCCAAGTCGCTCAAACTCCGCCAGCGCATCAGATGTTGTCGGCGTCAGCCGCATGAGCATCGTTTTGAGCGACGTGCCAGCATCTGATCCCTTGAGGCCGTTTTGTGCAAACACAGCAAGCGCCGTAGCCGTATCCTCAAATGATAGTCCAACACCTGATGCGACTGCAGACACCTGAGATAGGCCGAATTTGAGCTCTTGGACGCTTGTTGCCGATGCGTTTGCTGCACCAGCCAAAATATCCGCAGCTTCTTGTACGGAAATCGCATCGGCCCGGAATGCATTAAGCACCGTTGATGCAATCTCTGCGGCATCGGCCAGCTCCAATTCCCCCGCCGTGGCAAGCGAAAGCGCGCCGGCCAAACCGCCCTCCAGAACGTCCTGGACACTGACGCCAGCTTTGACCAACTCTTCTATACCCTTTGCGGCTTCGGTCGCGCTGTATTTTGTGTCGGCGCCCATGACCAACGCCAGATCTTTTAATTCGTTGCGATATTTCGCAACTTCATCAGGCGCCATGACACTGTACACATTCGCCATCGCCTGTTCAAAGTCGGCGGCTTTATTTACTGCCACCCCGAGCCCGGCGCCAATTGCCGCGCCAGCTGCTGTGACGGCAGCCCCAACCTTTTTTAGTTGATCGAAGGTGTTACCCAATGACTGTTTAGCTTCTTCAAATGCTTGCTGATAATCCTTGCCTAGCTGCGAAACCTTCTTCCCTTGATCCTGAATTTCATTGGTCACTTCGGACAGTTGTTTTTCCAGATTTCGCAGCTCAGCTTCCGTTTTAGCGACCTCGCGCTGAAACGCCCGGTATTGTCCCTCGCTGATTTCGCCCTTTTGGAACTGCTCATTGACTTGTTCCTGTACGGACTTCAAACGATCTAGTTTTTCGCGTGTGTTTTCAACGGCCTTGGACAATAATTGTTGCTTTTGCGCGAGCAATTCTGTATTTGAAGGGTCGAGTTTGAGCAGCTTCTCGACCTGCTTGAGCTCACTTTGAATGTCTCTGGATTTTTTATTTACATCGGAAAGGGCTTTCGACAGCCCGGTCGTGTCAGCACCGATGACAACATTGATACCTTTGATCGTCTCAGCCATCTACTCACCCTCCCTCACATTCGGAAAAATGCGTCAATGTCTGCCTGCGTCGCCTCGCGCGGCTCGTCAGGATCGTCGCCCATGTAGGCGTAGACCAGATCAAAAAAGTCCTGCATGGTCAGCATATCGAGCTCCTGCAAGCCGAGCCCGATCCGCCGAGCCAAAGTAATGATGTTGATGTCTGCCCGATCGCACCGGTTGGGCGCATCACCCTTTGGCCGCCGGTGCCACGGCCTTGTTTCGACGAAAAAAGATTTTCGTCGCCTCTTCCGTGGCGGCAGTCAGAAGATCAGGGTCAAAGATGTCAATATCCTCGTGCTCTTCGAGCCAGCGGGTGAATGACGGGAATTGCCCGCCCACCCCGGCGGCCGTCCGCGCCAACGTCCAGACGAGGCGCAGAAGCGCGACAGAGTCCAGCTTGCTCAGGTCAAGTTTCGCAGGGTCAACAGCCCCACCACTGGCGAGTGCTTGAAAGCCTGCCAGGCCCGTCATCATGGCGACCATGTCGCCGAGCAGGTCCCGGCCAAATTCCTGCTGGTAATGCAAGAGGCTCAGGGCGGAACCCCTGAGCCTCAGCGTCTTTTCGCCGATCGTGATTTCGCGCATATTACACCTCCGGCGTGAACGTCGGTGTGTACACGGACGAGAAGAAGGCATTGTAGGCGGCCCCGTTGGTGTCGCTCAGCTCCATTTCGCCACGGACAATCATCTTGCCGCCGATCTCAATCGGGCTGATCGTCAGCGACAGCACATCAGTCGCCGGCGTGATCGACTCAGCCTTCGTCTGCCGTTCCTTCGCCGGCCGGCTGGCAACGCAGTCATAGTACACGAACCGGCGGTTGCGCTTATCGCCCTGAATCTGCCCCATCAGCGCGAAGTGCTTCGGGATCGCGTCCGAAACCTCGATCAGCGCACCGTTCTCGTCGATCTCCCAGCCGAGCATTTCGGCCAGGATCGCATCCGGCACGTTTGCCATCTCCAGTTCCGCCGTGTAGCCGTTGTTGGCTGTGTACGAGAAATAGAGCGTATTGTCCGCGTAAAAGTTTGTGCTTTCGCCCACAGCTGTCGGCGTCCACCGGACGGCGCCCGGTATTGGAACCGGTGTTTTCCATGCCGGCTGAGTCGGGGATTGATCATCGAAAAAGGCGATGTGCACTTTTTCGAGACCGAATGTCACTTTGTTCTGGCTCATATTCTCACACTCCAATCAGTTGGATTTCATATATGACCTGAAATAGCTTCTCGTCTTCGATGTAGGCTTCCGTCTTCGCATACGGCAGTCCGAGCTCCTTAAGCTTATTCTGGACCGCCGTTTCCGCCGCCAGGTTCTTCTCGTCTGTGTACAACTCGACCTGAATATTCGGGATTTCCACGTAGTTGATGTTGTCTGCCATCAGGTCGCTGCTGTACGCCTCCCGGTACGTGATGAATGGCGGCGACGGCGCCGGGCTCTGCGGCGTATCCACGAAATGCGAATAGGCGACCGGATAGCCGATCGCCTTGAGCGCATTATACAGTTCCTGCATCGTCATGCCGCCTCACCCTCCATTCCGAATGATGCGCTTGATTTTCTCCGGCAACTTCGCGGCGTGCTTTTCGTACGCCGGCCGGAGGTGCGGATACGCAGGCACACGACCACCGCCACGTTTGGCGTGACCGAATTCGAGCAGATGCACGCGGCGGTAGTGCTTTTTGTTCCAGACGACGCGGCGCGTCACGCCTGGTCTATCTTGTTTCGTTTTCGTGAACCCCTTCGTGTATTTGCCGGTCCGGTCACGGTACGAGTGGTTCGTCTGAACTTCTTTTAGTACCGCATCCGCGGTTTCGTCCACCTCTCGATCGATCGCCTCGGACACGTCTTCGGTATACTCGCGTACGGCATCGGTGATCGCTGCGGCCAACTGGTCAATTGAGATATTAGCCACTTCCAACCACCCTTTCGACAGTCAACTCGATTTCCTCCGTCCCAGTCTGGTACGTGCGGATTACGCGATACCGGACGCCCTCAAATTCGACGTTCCTTTCCCCGCCATATTCGTAGGCATGGACTGTGAAGATATATTCCGGCCGCAGGCCCGCCGCGGCTCCGCTATAGAAATCATTCCGGCCGGCCGACTTGACCGAGCACAGGATCGTCGTCCTGGTCTCGACTGGCCGCTGATTGCCGATTTCGTCTTCCTCGATCGTCTCTCCGATCAACGTCAGTTCGTGATCATACGTCACCGGCACCACCGCCCGCTGAGATAATCAGGTTGTGCAGTCTGTATTGCAAGTGGCGCGGCATCGCGCCGGACTCGTCTCGGGACTGGTAGCGCCACGTGGCGTAGTCGACGACGAACATCAAATGATGAGCGTCGTCTGGATTGAGAGCAATGCCCTTTTCTTTTGTGAGCTCATCAATCACGCCGGAAATGATGGCGGCCAGGTACGTATCCCTGACCGCCGTCGTGATCCCGAGCCGGGCTTTGACCAGCGCAAGGATTTGGGTTTCATCCATACGGATCACCCGCTATCTTTGGGCTTGCGCTTCGGTTTCTCCGGTTTATCCCCACCTTCTTCAACCGCAACATATCCCAGCGACTGCAACTCTTCCGTGCGGTCTCCATCGTATTCGTCACCAGCGCGATAAACGCGCTTCGTGACCTTGCACCGAAAATCTTTCAGCACCTTTGCCATCGATTACACCTCCGGTTCCGGATCCTCGATCGTGACCAGCGCGAACGCTTCCGGCCGCACCGGCTTGCCGTCAAAGCGGCCTTTGCCCCGGAATGCCATTTGGTCCTCGACGAATTTGACGTGTTCGGACCGATCGATGCTGATGTCTTCGCGGATCACCATCGTGTACTGGTCAAGTACAGCGAAAAGGACCTTGTCTTCATCCATGAATTGGTTGAAGACGACCGGCAGGCCGCAGAGGTCCGGCTGTGTCAGGTTCGGCAGCTTGCCCACGACGTTGCCCTGAGCGTTGACGTTGATCGTATACTCCAGCAGGCGGTCATAGTACGTCTTCCGCTTCATGACAGCTACGATCTCGCCCACGCTGTCGTCG